TCTTTCATCCATATTAGCTTGGATAAGTTCTTTCCAATCCTTAGCAGTATAGTCATCTAACTCTTTGTCATCATCAAAAGGAACAATTTCATCATTCTCAATCATCTTCTTAAAGACATCAGACATTCCTTCAATTCTTTTTCTTCCTTTAGCAGTAGATTTTTCATCTTCATCTTCTGCTAACTCCATACCTTCATTTAGTATGTCATCTATTTCATCTTTAGAAACTTCTTCTTTTTTTGTTACTACAGGTTCTACTGCTTTATCTACATCTAATTCATCTGCAACTTCAACTTCTTGTTTAGTTTCTACAATAGGTTCTTCTACAATTTCTTCAGGTGTTGCATCTAAAAATTGTAGATCTACTTCTGCATCTCTAGAAAATACATTTGGTTTAGCTTTTTTATCATCCTGTTTAGGTAAAGTTATAGAACCAGCACCAGGAGCTCCACTAAAGATCTCCTCTAAGTTAACATCTACTTGCTCTACATTTGTTGTTTCCATATTCATTTCTGACATAATTAATTGGTTTTAAGTTATTGGTTTGTTATTTACATATACAATATAAGAAATGTTATTATATATAGAAATAATAAACCTTAAAAATTTGATTGGTTTTGTGTTTTTTTTTGCAGTATATAGCTATGATTACTTTTTCTTATCCTTTTTACTGGATTTTACATCATATTTGTTTTTATTTTCACGTGCTATCTGTAGATTTTTGTTTGCAATTTCCCTTTGTGTAGATAGTTTTTCTCTTTCAATATCTAATTTAGCTCTTTTATTACTATTGTCTGAAGAAGCTTGTTCTTTTTTAAAGTTCATTTGCTCTCTATACTCATCTCTTTTACGCATATCCTGCATTGCATCAGTGAAATCACTTTGCTTGTTTTCATTAACATCTGACTGTGCACCGTATCCAGCAGCCCTAATTTCAGCAACAGTGATGTCTTTCTGTATGTCAGCATCTTGTTTAGCTTGCTCAAACTGTCTTTGTGTATCAGCTTCTTGTTTTTGAGCTTGCAACTGTTGCTCTTGCATTTGTTGTTGTTGTTGCATTTCTTGTTCTCTCTGTTGCTGTGTTTTTGTTTCAGCTACTTTAAGTATGTTAGAAACTTCTGCAATAGAGTTAGATTTAATTACATTACCTAAATCATATATGGATGCACCAGTTGTATTATTCTGAATTGCCATTTGTTTTAACTGCTCTAGTGTTTCTCTATGATTTGTTTTTGTTGTTGCAAATACATTAAAATCTCTTAGCAGTAAATTCTTACCGTTGATTGTAAAATTAACTTTTTCAGCTTCAGTTGTTATATAAGAAAGTCTAACAGACGGTTTAGTACTATGATAATATTGTGCAAGGTCCGTTCTCATTTGATGAACTCTAGGCATCAAGTGATCTGAATGCTGTGTAAAATATCCTTCTGTTTGAGAGTAAGACTGATTCATAGCTTGTGTAGCTCCTGTAGCAGTTTGTTGTGCAATAGGTGTACCCATTCTTTGTTGACTTACACCAATGGATTCAAAAGCTTGTTGTTTAAAATGATTAGCTAATTGAATTCTTGACATTAACCTGTTAGTTTGTTCTAGGTTTAATGTTTGGTAATGATTAAAGTTTACAGCATTTTCAGTATTTGTAATAGATGTATCTAAAGGCATCATACCAAAATCTTTCATTGCCACATATGCTTTCTCTAAATTATTTTTACCCCAGTCTTCTCCCATTGAATGACGTGGTAAAGCATTTTGATCAAACATTATAACAGTTCCTAATTCATCTACTAGTATATCTGCTATTTGATTGTTAACCATATTGTAGCCAATTTGGTAAGGCTTCATTAAGTCAATTAATGATGTTGATTTAGTATTTCTGTCTGAAAATATTCTACCCTCTAATGGTAATTTACAATTATATAAAGTATCATCTCCTTTAAATTGATATTTTAATTTTCCTGGTTTTTTAGAATTAATACCAAGATACATTGGATCAACATCGTTGTCTTCAGATCTCCAGTGTTGTGGTGCATTTGGACCTATTTTAACTCCTCCCCATACTTCATTGATCCAAAACCAATCAATATGTTCTCCTTCAATAAGGTTATCTTTTGTTTTATCTTTAAATAATCTAGTATTATAAACAGGTTTATCATTAACCTCATAACCTTCGTCTATTATGTCCTGCACTAGTTCTCCTGTTGGATCTATTCTAGTTAGATGTCCAATTTTTCTTTGTGTCTTCCAATATACTGTAGTAACACGCATCATATCTTTATCCCCCCAATCAGATATATCTCCTCCTTCATTTAATATCCAATTAACAACATCACCTTCTACTTTAGGATCATTACCATGATTAGACATTAATCTTCTATAGTCTAAACCTGGTGCTTCAGTATTCCATTTATGACTTTTACTTGCATCATAATAAGACCCATCATTTTGCATACCGTTGAGAAGGTATTTTGAATTTGTTGCAGGGTGTACGTTTTGCATTGAGCTTAACTGATCTTCATCCATTAGATAACCATACTTGTCAATAACATCAGCAACAGTCATCATATCACATTTACCAGCAAAGTTTGATTCTGATATGTATCTTGAATCAGGTGATTTTTGGTAAAATGTTAATGCTGGATTCCACAACTCAACTTCATAATCATCTTCATTCATCTTAAAGTGCCAGAATTCTCTATCACAAATAAGCATATCTTTAAATGCTCTTTCTTCTAGTTCTTGCATCTTAAATCTTTCTTCATCAACATTTAATTGATGACTAGCCCATTCCTCTATTAAACTTCTATAACTTTTAGAAAAGAACTTTTCTATTTCTGGAAGTGATTTTAAATTTTCAACTGATAATTGTTCTTGAACTTCTTCTGACTCAGGATCAGCTCCCTGTTCAATCATCTTTACCATAAGTTTGTTATAAGCATCTGTTAGGAGGTTCTCTTCTATCATACCTCTTTTTTGCTCTAACATCTCATTATATGATGTATCATCTACAGCTCTAAATTGAACCTTAGTATATCTTTTACTAAACTCACCTGATAGAACATTAACAACATTTGGTATTATTGGATAAAATTTAAGTTCTAGTGCAGATACATCTTCTTTTGTAAGAACGTCCATTAAGTCAGCATGATCATTATCTTCTTCAACAATATAATCAGCCTTATCAATTATACCTTTTGCAAGTTTGTAATTTTTCAGAATTTTCCTAGAGTTCTTTTTAAGTTGGTCCATACCTCTAAGTTCTAACCAATCTAAATTCCAAGCAGCCCAATCATCATCTTTATCCTTAGCAGGTATAAACTGTAATGGTTGAGTTAATGATGAATTAACAGGATCTTTTTTTACCTTAGCTCCTTTTTTAAGTTGTAGTGCGTTATATACTTTCATAGTATTCTGTTTCTATTATTTCTTTACAGGGTTCAACATAAATGTATAAAACTTCTGTAACGTTAGGATCTGTGCATGTTATTGTATATTCAAACATTATCTTATATTTTTAAAAGGGTTTTTAATTTTTTTCTTTGCCATTCTACTTTTAGATCCAATGTTCCTAAAGGGACTCCTATTTAATTTACCAAATTTCTGCGTAATATCCAAAGGTTCTAGTGACTTATCTCTCTCTTGACGTTTAACATAACCTCTATTTGCCTGTTGCATCTTAGCAAAAGCAACAAGAGCTGCAAAAGCAACCAATCTATCCACATTTAATCCAGCAAAATATTGTAGCATTTCTGTTATTAACATTTTATCTGGTATTCTTTCTACACCATATGTTGTTTTATAAACTTTTCCGTCTTCATCTAACTCTTCATCTATTGCTTCTCTTATAAATTCAATAGCATAGGATACTAAATGACTCTTAAATAATGTACCTGTATTCTTCCATCCATATTCTTGAAATACATTTTTGTTAGATCCTAAATCTTTTAAGAATACAATTTGTGCTTTTGGAACAAGATACTTTTGTTTTCTTTTTGCAATCATGAATTGAATAAATAAAGATATGTTATTCTCAACTAAAGTCCATGAATTGTACCATTCAATTATTAATAATAGTTGTTCATGTGTTTTATTAATGTCATCATATCTTCCACACCATGATGCCACAATTTTATCACCTTCAACAAAAGTTTCTAATCCTTCTGGAGTTTCTTTTGTAACTTCAACAGGATTTTTATAAACAAAAATACTACATAGTGAATCAGTTGTTGTAGTTTTACCTTCTGAGACAGGATCAATAGAAGCATAGTAAGTTCCAAATCCTGGATCTTTTATAGGTCTTTCCCAGACAACTAGTACACCAGTTTTATCCTCTCTCTTTTTGTTTACAGGAAATTCATTTATTGGTAATTTTTTAGATGTAGTAGCTTTAATTTTATTAGCATCTCTTTCTAAATCTATTAATTCATAAGAATATTCTTTATCCTCAATCCTTTTCATTTGTCTTGATAAAAAACCTTGAGGAAATACAGACTCTTTTCTATATGCAAAAGCTTCAGCAATATCAATAGGTTTCTGTGAGACTCTTAATTGAAATTGTTCTTGCTCTAAATCTTTTTTCCATTGCTCTCTTTCTGTTCTAATTGATATTAAAGCACCTTCTATATTAGAGTTACCAAACTGATCTATAAAAGGAGGCATTGACCATTGTTCAGGTATAAATAGTCCAGCTATACCAATAGTACCTTTGTCATCCATTAAATCTGTTCTAACACCTAGTATACCATTAGCTTCTGGATTTAAAATAAACATTTTTAAAGGTTTGCAATGATCAAGATC